TGGGCGCACCACCCGCCGTTCCGTTGTCGTCGCTTTCGTTGTAGGCCATTCCGTTTTCCTCGAGGTACGCGTCCACGTCAAATTCGACGTAGCGGCCTCGCGGCAAAATGTTGTTCATGCTCAACGTCTCTTGTATGCAATCCGTTAGTGGTTTGGCCCCGAATTGCCATAGGTCATAGCGGGCACTATCGGCGTTTTGGTACGTGTAGCCCGGCACCGACACGCCGACAAGGTACGGCGGAATGTTCGCTAGTCGCGCCATTTCCAACGCCATAAATTCGCGTGATTGCACGAGTTGCAAATCGTCGGGTTTGTGCGAGGTTTCTTTGTAGTCCACGTATTCGTTCAACGCCGCAACGGTGGATTGTTGGCGGGCCGACGCAAACGCCGCCGCCATGTCCGCGAGATCTTGCGCGTTCATTGGTTCGCCACCGGTTTGTTTCAAGTAGCCGCTAGGGATTTCGTTTGTTGCAAATCGTTCGGCGGCGCGTTGCAACCTCAACGTGGTGGTAATTGCGGACACGCCTTGGTAAATCAATCCGCCATTCGGGCTAAGGAATTGCACCACGTCGTTGGTTTCAAGTGGTGCGCCTTGGAACGTAATTTCGTTTGACGGTCCAAACCATTGCGGCCCGGATTGGTCGAGCGTGTAAACGTTTTGCGCCGGCAACCACGTAAACGCCGACGGGAAACCGTTACCAAATCGTTCGGTGATAGCCCAAAATGCGCGCCCAAACATGAGTAGGTCCGAGGCCGTGTTGGCCATTATGAAATTGCGCGTTACGTTCGGGTCCGGTTGCATGGTCCACGTGTCGGGCGGCAAATAAATGCGTTCCATGCGTTCGCCGTTCCATTGGTAAGTGAATTGGCGCAACGTGAGACAACCAACCATTGAACAAATGAGATCACGCGCCCGAGAAATCGTCGGCACTTGTAGCGCGGCCTCGACGCTTGGGTCCGCCGTGTAGAACGTAAATTTGTCGATCATTGACGCGCCCGGGTTGAGGCCGCCGGGCGTCAGTCCACGCGCCGCACCTATCGCCGCCTTGGGTGCGTCCGTGGTTTTCTTACCGAACAATGCCATGCGACAACACTAACCCGCACGGGGTAGTGAAACGGCGGCAAATGCGGGACGGCCCGCCGGTTGCCTCGAGTGCACCAACAACCCGCACGCCGCCACCATGCAACGCGCCAACTCAATCGGCCCGGGTGATCGTTGAGACGACAACGAAATGGTGCCGTTGGTGCGGCCCGCTACAGCGCGCCCAACGTGTTCGGCCAACATGGTTTCACCGGTGTGCAACAACCGACGCTCAAGAATCATTTGGCGCACCGCCGCCGTGTACCGCGTTACCTCTTGGTAGCCCCAAATTACGCGGCGGCGTTGCAACGCCAACGGGCAATGCAAATCCAACGTAGGGGTAACGGCTAACACCAATTTGGGGTCCGCCGCCGCCATGGCCTCAATGCGCCGCCACGTTTCGGCCATGGTGTCCACCACGAATTCAACGGTGGCTATCACTTTGTTGTCGGGTGCGTGATTGACGCGCACCGCGCAATAACGGCCCTCGTCAATGGACACCTCAACCGCGAGCACACCGCCCGGGGCGGGTTTGTCGCCAATGGCGTTGCCGGCCCACACACCGGGTTGAATCCACCCAGTATCCGATTGCACCCATAGGTTCACGCTCGAGCGTAGAAACGCGGCACGGTTCGGGGCGGCGGCCTCAACGTGCAACGTTTGCTCGGTAATCGTGTAACCCAATGCGGGGTTGGCGTACCGCCACGCCTCAAGCGTCATAGGGTCCAGATCTGGCGGCGGTGAGTATTCCGCAAGGTACAACCCGGCGTCCGTGCCGGTGTCTATGGCGCGTAGGCCTTGCTCACGCCAACGCAACATGGCGGCGGAATCCTCGGTGCCGGCGGTACTGAACATTACGCACAATGGGTTAGGTTTTGCGCGTTGCGTAGGCAACAAACCAACGTCCAACGCCTCTTGCGAAACGCCCCACACCTCGTCCACTAGCAACAAATCGGCGGACAATCCGTGGCCAGCGGACGGGGTGGCGGCGCGGACAACCCACGTGCAATTACCTAGCCGTAGTTCGTTACGCCCGTACGAATACTTTACCGTTGCCCCAAATTTTTCTTTGAGCATTGGGGCCACGTCCTGAAACAACGACACCGCTAGATCGAGTTTGTGCGCGGTGGTGATCACCAATACCGGGCGGTTTTGTTTGGCCGCATACACGGTGCAATACCAACCCAAGATTGCACGCAACAAAATGCTTTTGCCGTTCTGTCTGGCAACCGACACCAAACCAATGCGATTTAGCCACGTCCCTTTACGGTGCCCCAACAAACAATTGGCCACGTGCCGTTGCCACGGCATGAGATCGACACCCAAATGCGTTTTCGCCCATTTCGCAACCTCGAAACCGTGCGACTGAAATTTGGCCGGCATGGCCGTTTCCAATCGCGGGCGGGCCATTCTCATTTCGTCGGATTTGGACCGAGCACGAACCGGTTTCGGTTCGGTCTTGCGGGATACACGCAAGACTGGGCGCGGGGGCAAGGGTTTGCTCTCAAAAAAAACTGTTTCCCTTATTTCATGCGGGTTTGCGCTTGAACGTGTGTTTGGGGGTTTGCGAACGCGTGTTTGGCCGGTGTGTTGGGTGCGTTTTGTATTTCGTCGGATTTTGTTTGCTTTGTATTCCGCGCCGCGTCTCGAGTTGCATGGTTTGCACGCGGGCACCAATTCGGTGTCGTCTCCGGCAATGTCGAATGGCACCAAGTGATCGGCCTCAGTTGCGGGCCGACGTTTGCACCAATGGCATAACGGTTTTTCGCGTAGTAATTCGGCGCGTCGTTTTCGGTAGGCGGCGTTGGCGGTGCGTTTAGGCATGGTGTCTCATTGCGGGGGCACCACCCCCGCACCCCCGGCTAGCGCGGCGCGTGCGCGCCTTGCTTGCGTTTGTGTTGCTCGAGCACTCAAGCGTGTTCGGGCGTGTTGGTGTCGTTCCATTTGCGTGTTTGTTCTACGGTACTTGGCGCGTGTAATTCTCAAGCGGACGGCCCCCGGGCACCACCCGTCCGTTGTTCATGCACGGATCACACACACCCCGTCCCCAACTTGTGGACAAGGGTTTGCCCCGCCTGTCTAACGGGCTAACTATGGCGGGTTAGGCCACGGGGATTTTCACCCACACCGCCTAGACGCGTGGCGGACGCAACCGTGAGACGGTTTTACTTAGAATGTTGAATAATCAAATGCCCCAAAAATTCTGCAATTTGTGGCACCACCGCGTTACCTAATCCTTTGAGTCTGTCCACCCGGTGGGAAATCCCATTAGCCACTCGACCCACGTCGGGTTCAATTTCCCAATTGGATTTCCACTCATTGCCACTTTTTCTTCCAACCGAGCCTTGTAGCCAATTCGTTGCACTCGATCCAAAGACGTGGCCATTTCGTCCGCCATTGCCTTGCTTGCTCTCGGTGTCGGCCAAAATTGCACCGCGTCCGCCAAATTCATTGAATGCGTGTTGCCGTTCTCCGCTACTCGTCGGTATTTGTCGTTCCAAATTGCGTTCGGGTGTTCCGTTTCTTGTGTCGTCGGGGTAGGCCACAATGAAAAGCCGATCTCGGCGGTGTGGTGCGCCAAACGCGCTTGCGGGTAACACTTGCCACTCTGCATTGAACCCGAGGTTGGCCAAGTCTCCAAGAACGGTTCCGAACCCAAGAGACAAGTGTCCGCGTACGTTTTCCATGACTGCGTAGCGGGGTCGAAAATGGCGAATGGCGTCGAGCATGAGTGGCCATAAGTGCCGCGGATCTTGTTCGCCGCGCCTTTTACCCGCCGCACTAAACGGTTGGCATGGGTAGCCGCCGCAAATAACGTCGGGACGTTTGATTCGTTCCCATTCAATTGTTCTAATGTCGCCATGGTTTGGCACCTCGGGCCAATGTTTTTTTAGAACTTTACAACAATACGGGTCTATTTCGGATTGCCAAATTACTTTTAGCCCGGCGCGTTCCAATCCTAAATCCATGCCGCCGATACCGCTAAACAACGAACCTACGGTAAGCACTAAAACGGTTCCTCGATTTCGCGCAATTCGTTTTGTTTGTCCGCGACACGGCGCAACAATTCATCAATGAGTTGCGAGGCCTGTCCCTTAGTAAGTTTGTCCACCGTCGCACCGTCTCCCAACGTTTCGGCGCACACTAACGCCAACTCGTCCTCGGACGCAATGCCGGCCTTGGTTGCTTGCATTTTCACCATTTTGAGTTGCGGCGGCGTGGCCGGTGCGTCCGGGTTAGCCATGCGGCGTTTGTCGTTCTGTTGAGTCTCGACAACGCGTTGCGTTTCTTTCGCTTGACGTGCGAACGCTTGACGATCAGACACGCGGGGTTGTTCGTCGGCGTCCTTGCGGTGCACTACCTCGTCGGCGGACGCAATGGCTTTTTCAATGCCGTAACCCATGTAGCCAAGTGCGCGGCCCAATGCGGACGTGAACCCAACCATGCGTTCGGCGTTACGCGTGTACGGTGTGCGCCCCGGTACTTGTTCCGCCGCCGACGCAATGACGGGCACCGCGTCCCGTTCGTCACGCCACACCGTCACAATGCAAATAAGGAACAATTGCTCGCCCACTTGCTCGAGCGTGCAATTTGTTTCTTGAATCCGCAATTGCGGCCAATCCTTTAAGGCCATTCGTAACCGAGTGGCTACGTCCACGTAGCCGTTCAATTCATACGCCATTACGCACTCCGTCGCTTTCTTTGTTGGTAATACTGACGCAACGTAGCCATGGGGTGCAACGCGGTGGCCGGCACGAAATAGGCGGGTGCGCCTACGTCGGTGCGCCAATGTTCGCGCACGTTGCAATGGCGTAGGTGTAGCCAACCGCGCAAAATGACGGTTTGTGTGCCGTAGTCCGCTACCGCGAGCACGTACGGGGCCGGTGGATCGTATTCGTGCGTAATCAACCGTTTCCGCAAATTGTCGGTGGTGCGTACTTGTATGCCGTCCACGTCGGTGCCGTTTTTGTCGTACGTTTGTAGCCGCCATTCGTATGGTGCACGCAAATAGGCGGCGGTAGCCAACTCGCCCATAAACCCGCGTTGCACGCGTTCGGTAATCACGTCCCACAAATCGGGTTGGGTGGCCTCAAGGTTGCCCCGGTGTATGTGGCGGCGCAACGCCGCGTCGTCACCACGCAAATAGGCCAACCACGTGTTGGTGTTTCGG